AAGAAAGTTGCTAAGAAGGTGCCACTCATCCTTACACTTGATGTAGTGAACGCCATCGGCTGGCGTGTAATCCTTCATGCCAAGCAGCACCTTCTCACCCTTACGACTGAGGGTGATAGCGGTTACTTCCTTATCTGCCTTTTCAATGTCGGGGAATCCGTCGGACGAATCAGTTTCGATATCGATGCCGATGATATTGATCTGCGATGTGTCGTACTTCATATCGCCATGAAACTTATCATGAATGAAGAGGTACTGGAAGTTGGTCAACCCGTAGATGTCGTAGTTGGAGACTTCTTCATACCTCATGATAAAATCTCTCGCGTCGGAAATTGATTCAAAATCCATCCTGTTGACAGGCTTGCCGGCGAGGGTCTTGTATTTTGTGTTGGTCTTTCCGTCCGAGGGAACGAACATGTATGGCTTGTAGTTGATTACGTCGGCGATCCGACGACCATCCTTGTAGCCACGGAGATAGACTTTATCCCCTCGCGAAAAAACATTGGTGTAGAAAAACATGCGCCACCTCTTTCATTCATCATATCAGTATAACCCGGATGGCGCAAAAAGTCAAACGAATATATGCAGTGCCTCACTATAATGAGCCTGACGATCCACAAGACCAATTGTTCCACCATTGATTCTCTTCGTGGCTGCTACCACGTCTCCTCTATCTGCTATCTCATTCAAACCGTTCTTAGACCAGAACCAAGCAGCCGACATAGCAGCACCTTCTGGTGTTGAAAGGTATTCGACAGCTTCTTCAACACTCATACCCATATCGTTGGCAAAACGAGCGTAGTTGTCGTGTCCGGTTAGCTGAATCAGACCACGACCGCGATAACGATACCCGTCGCCACTTGACTCCGGACCGTTACCCATTCTGTTGGCGTAAACCCTGTTAGCGATTTTTTCGGGATTTCTAGCATACGCGCTCGGATTGACATCCCTAAAATACCGAGGGAACACCACCGGAAGACGTTCGGCTCTGTAGTTTAGATTCTCTTCGATGTGCGTAAGACCGCCAGACTCGTGACCCACCTGAGCCATAAACATGGCAATTCTGTCAGGAGTGTTAATCTGGAAATGTTGCAACGCATTGTTGAGCGGTTCGACGTAATGGTCGATAACGTTCGCTGGCGTATGATCAAAAAACTTGGCTAGTTGCGCTCTTGAAACAAGCATGATTATCTCCTAACAAATAAGGGGAGCCGAAGCTCCCCATACTTATATCGGCGAACAGAAGTCAAATGCCTCTAACTCGTTTCATCCCACAAGCTATAGCGTTAACATCAGTGCGATTTAGACCGATATCTCTTAAATCGCGATCTGACAACCTACTAAGATCGGACATTTCTCTCCGAAAATTCATCATACTACAAAACCAGTTATAGACATCTAACATTTTTTCTTACTCCGTCAGCAGGGTTTTACCGGTCGAATCGTTAGCGTCAACGATTTCGATCTTCTTTGGCTTCTTATCTTCTGGAATGATATTCTCAAGCCAAACTTTGAGCATACCATTGATTAGGTGAGCGTTGTTGATTACAACGTTGTCCGCAAGAGTGAATTGGCGCGTGAATGCGCGGCTAGCAATTCCCATATGCAGATAGTTTGTTTTCGGCTCTGAATCAACCTGAGAATTACCCTTGATCAGAAGCTTGTTGTTCTCGAGTGTAATCTCGATATCCTGCTTGGCGAAACCAGCAACAGCCATTTCGATGACGTACTTGTTTTCGTCAGTCTTTTTCAGGTTGAATGGGGGATAGGTTGCGGCAGCGTTATTAGCGAGCCACTCAGCGTTTGCTCGAAGATTCTTGGCGATTGTATCAGCGCCAACGAAAAAACGATCGAAATTGCTTGTATCCAAATTATATGTTTTCCAATGAGTCATAGTCGTTCTCCTTATAAAGCGAGATTGAGATTAATGCGCCCCGAAAAGGCAACGCAAGGTTATTTATAGGCTACTTTACACGAAAGTCAAGTCTAGTGAAACTTTTTTTTCATCCGTTCCTTAGAAGTAACGTAGATAGTCATTGTATCGCCATCTAGAAGATAAAGAGGAGAAAGATTATTCTCTTTGAAAACTTTACCAGTCTCCAACGCATAAATAAAAGAGTTGTTCTTATCTTCTGGCTCCATGATTTCCGCTGCTTCGCGGATGAACTTTTCAGGAACGACTTGTAATGTCAAGAACGCTGGCATCTTGTCTGGCGTCATATATTTTTTACCTAACAAATGGTGGTTAAGATGTTTGGATTCGGATTAGGCAAAATTGGTTTGTATCTTGTAATAGCTCTAGTTATTTCAGGCGCTCTAGGTGGAATTTATATAAGTTGGAAACGTGGTATTGAGCACCAAGCTTTCCTAGAGCTTAACCAGAGGCAGTTAGAACAAACCATAAGAGAACAAGAACAGTTTACGAGACAACAGCAAGCGATTGCTGAACGTCAACGAGCTCTTGTTCAAGATATGGCACAAAGAAACCAGACTCTTCAGAGAAGAGTCGACCAAACAAATCGTATTATAAACTCTGCTGCTGGCGATAGACCAGCATCCGACGTTTTGAAACAGACAATCGACCAGTTAAGAAGTGAGAGTAGACCACAATGAGAATGTTTTTGATTCTAAGTCTGTTGCTACTGACAGCATGCGGGAACGAAACTATGACGATTCGTTCAACCAGAAACGTAGTTGTAACTCCAGATGAAGGAGTCTACAACTGCCAAGTTGTAGATACATTTCCTGAATCCGCAACCCTTACCGACTCGCAGGTTGCGCGACTCATTGTCACGTTATACCAGAACAACGTGCAGTGTAGGAATAGTCTTGACGCTATCAGAACGTTTCTAGAGAACGCAAGACAGACTGTCTCGGATGAACCTACAGCCACCTCCGATTGAGGACTTGTTTCTCTAGACGATCAAAGAGGATTTGAGTGTGTTGTTTATCGCCCTCTTCGACTGTCTTCTCGAGATCCAGAATCGTCGATAGAATACGACTCTTATAATCGCTTAGCCTCGTAAGCTCGGCAGCTGACGCATTAGGAATGCGCATCAGCCCCGAGTCTCCGAGTCTTCCTCGATAACCGGGCGACCAACCATGTTGATGCTGGTGTTCGAGATCTTACGAGCGAAATCAACTGCCTCATTGAACATAGCGAATCGCTTCGTACGCTCGACAAGCAAACCGAAATTCTTCGAACCGCGATCGTTGTTGACCTCAGCATACGTGCACTTATAACCAACCATCTTATTTCTCCTCTCTCATCATATATAGGTTATTATAGCCTATTTTTATAAAAAAGTCAAGGAGTTTTTTCATCCTCGACGCGATAAAGAACCGATTTTGGTCATATCCTCGTTCTTACTGAGCAGCTGCAGCCCACCCTTGTTATAGAGCGGAACAGCCCGACTAGCCTTCTCAAGGATGGCTGCCTTCGTAGCAGCGGACTCTTTGTGGAGGTTAGCCATAATCCCACCGACCCTACCACCGTCAACGACCGTATTGCTCAGCTTGACCTCATCAACCTTATAAGACGGTAGCGGAGCTCTATACTGCTTCGCCTTGGTAAGCTGGTCAGGGTGAACGTTATTACGCCGAAGCCACGTTTCGTGTTCAGCCTTAGCGCGCAGCTGCTTGGCATTGAGCTTTCGCTTACCGCTGCCGTGGTTGTTGATGTGGGGTCCTAGAAGCTGCATCGTATAATCCTCAGGTTGAATAGCCGACTCGGGCGCAGGTGGGTTGAACGATACGAACGTTACGAGGCAGCCGAGCCTGACGGTAAAGAACCACTGCCCTGCAGTGATCCTCGGACCGAAGGTTGGGTACCTCTACGTTGACGTGAGACCCAGAACCTGCGACCAAAGCGAACGTAAGAACGTAAACGAACATCGTTTCCCTTTCAGTAAAAAGAACCAGCGTGAAGGTCGATAACGTCTTCGTCTTCCTCCTCAACGATCGTCTTGAGACGAATCGAAGCCATGAGCTCCTGAACCTGTTCATCCGGGCAGTACCGAATCAGAGCGCTCTCGAGCCAACCAACGTACATCGCGTATTGACGCAGACGTTCGTGGATTTCTGGCTCTGATTCAATACCCTCAAACACAGCGTCCAAGAGCGTCATAACAGCGATATAATTCTCTTCTCTCATTTCATTCTCCTTTCAAAAATGTTAACCTTGGTACTCAACCGTCGCCTTGATATACGCCTCGCGGTCGTAGGACAGACCCTCACGGAAGCAGTAGTAGCCATAGTCGCCACCAACGTCCGCAGCTTTCACATGCTGACGTATGGCATCGCCGACCGAGATTTCCTGCGCCGTAGCAAGCTCGAACATCCGATCGATCCAGGAGTTCCAGGCGCGGTCATGACCCTCGCGCTCGCGCTCGAGCTCGCGGTCAAGCTCGATGCACATGGCTTCCCATAGACCCTGCTTGTCGTCTGGGCTCAAACCCTTCCAGACCCGCATGAAGGTAGCGCCAGGGCGAGTGCCATAAGCATCCTTGTGGAGGTCAGAAACGGTCGCATCATCGTAGGTGTAAACCATATTCATATTCCCTTTCCTATAAGATCATAATAGCGTGTTTTTGAAAATAAGTCAAGGAGTATTTTATTAAAATTTGTTAATTTCCGCCAGAGCAGCCTTACCAGCTTTGCCTAGAGCGTTGTTTGCGGTCAAAATCTCCACCCCCAGGTCGTAGCTGATATTGCCTTCGCGGATAGCCACGACGACCTGACGCTGGATCGCGAGTTTGCGCTCCGCCGCGTTTACGTTGGACCTCAACCGAGTACCCGTAGAGTTTGGGCGAGGACGTAGCGCATGCTGCAGAGACATCGGGAGCTTCGCGAGATCAGCCAAGGTTTCAATTTTCGTGATCATATCGGTGTCCCTTTCCTATAAGATCATAATAGCGTGTTTTTGAAAATAAGTCAAGGAAAAAAACATTACAAAGTGTTAATCTTAGGTCGAAACGACCGTGGCAGATGACGTAGAATATTCCCAGCCAAACTCGGGACCGTGCGGGTCAGACATTTCCTGCATCATGAACAAAGAGATAGCATGGTGCCCATTACGAGCTAGCACATTGCCAGCGCTCACAAGCTTTTGCGTGCCATACGTATACGTGATTTCAACACGGTAATCCTGCCATCCAAAAAGCCGACCGAGCCTACCCATGAAACCTTTTTTGATATCAGTCATATCGGTATCCCTTTCCTATAAGATCATAATAGCGTGTTTTTGAAAATAAGTCAAGGAGTATTTTATTAAAAAAGATTAATCTTTGGGGTCTTGCCAGGGCGGCGCTCGCTTAGGTCCGGCAGCCTGGTCACCATTAGCCTCAATTCTCTTCATAACTTCCTCGTATGCTATCATATAACCCTCGCTCCACGTCATATGAAGACTCAGATCAGTATCATAGTTATATGGA